CTAAGCCAGAACCTAAAATACAGGGATTTGCAGAAAAACGATCAAAATAATTTATACTCAGTTGTAAAGAACCATATTCCGCCAACTGTACTAGCCAACAAGAATAATAAAAAGTCTTGGCAGTACGGATACGACGAGAAGTATGATATGATTGTTATATCTAAGAACGGAACTATTGGTGAAGTTTATAACATAAACGGACTACTTATAGCTCTGCCTAAAACTCCAGACGTAGTATACTCTAGAGATAAGAAAAAAGAAAATCAGTACTGGCAACCATTCGAATATCCTAAGGAGTTAGATAAAATAAAGTCTATATTTCATTGGCATGATATGCCTAATGATTTCAAGTCTAAGTGGGTTGACTATATAGAGACTGAGTTCGACAGAAGAGAGAACGGGTTCTTCTTCATGAATAATGGAGTGGAGACTTACATGACCGGATCTCACTACATGTACTGTCAGTGGACAAAGATTGACGTCGGTCTTCCTGACTTTCGTGAGGCTAATAGAATATTCTTTATTTATTGGGAGGCGTGTCGTGCAGACGACAGGTGCTTCGGTATGGTCTACCTAAAGATTAGACGTTCTGGATTCTCTTTTATGGCCTCGTCTGAGGCTGTAAATATAGCTACATTAGCTAAAGACGCTAGGATTGGTATTCAGTCTAAGACAGGGGGTGACGCTAAGACTATGTTTACTAATAAGGTTGTTCCAATATCTAGCAACCTACCGTTCTTCTTTAAGCCGATCATGGATGGTATGGACAAGCCCAAGACTGAACTTGCCTTCAGGGTTCCTGCGTCTAAGATTACAAAGAAGAATATGTACGACAGTTCAGAGGCTGAACTAGAAGGGTTAGATACGTCTATTGACTGGAAGAATACAGCCGATAACAGTTATGATGGGGAGAAGTTAGTGTATCTTGTTGAGGACGAGTCTGGTAAGTTAGAAGCTCCTAATAATATTCTTAACGGATGGCGAGTTAGAAAGACTTGTCTTCGTTTAGGTAGTAGGATTATCGGTAAGTGTATGATGGGGTCAACTCCTAACGCGCTTGCTAAGGGTGGATCTAATTTCAAGAAGCTATACGAGGACTCAAATATAAAAACACGTAACGAGAACGGACAGACAAAATCCGGCATGTATTCATTATATATTCCAATGGAGTGGAACTTTGAGGGTTATATTGACAGATACGGAATGCCAGTATTTAGAAAACCAGAAACTCCGGTAACCGGTATAGATGGAAGACTAATAACAAATGGAGCTATAGACTACTGGGAGAATGAGGTTGCATCTTTAAAGAATGATGCAGACGCATTGAATGAGTTTTATAGACAGTTCTCCAGAACAGAGTCTCACGCGTTTAGAGATGAGAGCAAGGCGTCTTTGTTTAACTTAACAAAGATCTATCAACAGATAGACTATAACGACTCTCTAATCAGAGATCAGATACTAACTAGAGGATCGTTTCACTGGAAGAATGGAGAGAAGGACACTCAGGTTATTTGGACTCCAGATCCAAGGGGTAGATTCCTTGTTTCATGGATACCTAATTCAGCAATGCAGAACCAAGTAGTTTATAAAAATGGAAACAAGTACCCTGGTAATGAGCACATTGGTGCTTTTGGTTGTGACCCTTACGATATATCCGGAACTGTCGGTGGAGGAGGATCTAACGGATCTCTACACGGACTTACTAAGTTTAATATGGATAATGCTCCTAGTAACCATTTCTTCCTTGAGTATATAGCTCGTCCTCAGACGGCAGAGATATTCTTTGAAGAGGTTCTTATGGCCTGCATATTTTATGGAATGCCAATTCTAGTAGAGAATAATAAACCTAGGCTGCTATATCACTTTAAGAACAGAGGGTATAGAGGGTTTTCAATGAACAGACCAGATAAGCACTTTACCAATCTATCAAAGACAGAGCGTGAGCTTGGAGGAATACCAAACTCGTCTGAAGATGTTAAACAGTCGCACGCGGCCGCTATTCAATCTTACATAGAAAAGTATGTCGGAATGGATACTGAAGGAACTTACAGAGACTCTGATGAGATGGGCGATATGTACTTCACTAGAACTATAGAGGAGTGGGCTAAATTTGATATAAATAACAGGACTAAATTTGACGCCGCAATCAGTTCAGGACTAGCTATTATGGCTAATCAGAAGAACATATACTTGGCGGCAAAGAAAGAGTCGAAAATAAGTGTTAATTTTGCAAAGTATAATAACTCAGGAACTAGAAGTGAACTTATTAGATAAATGAAAGACGTAAAAATAAATATACC